GTCTACGATCTTACCGTAAGACGCATTATCATTTGGAAGAAGACGGAATGAAACTTCAAACATTGTTGCTTCATCACGCTTTGCTGATACTGTTACGTTCTCGATTGAGAGTGCACGGTATGCAACATAAATTCTTTCCTTTGGATCTAGAGAAGAACCAGAACCTGGTCCTACTGCTACAAGACCACGCTCTAGAGGAACGTCTCCGATATCTCCAGCAGACATCTTAAGTGATGTAACTCCTGTTGATGGGGATGTAAGGTCTGTATCATTTCCTGCAATTGCTACTAGAAGATTTTCTAGTGTTGCTTCTGCAAAAGATGTGTTTAGATTAACTGTCATACCTTGCTTGAAAAGACGAGCAACGTCGAGAAGTTGATCTACTGCTACGTCACCAAAATCTGGCTGGAATGCGAGTTCCAAACCATTTGATGTGTAACCGATGTTTGTATAAGAATTGTCTTCAGACAATGTGTCCTTATATGATGTTGCGGATGCTGTCAACGCTGGAAGATCTGTTGCTGCTTGAGCGTCAGTAATCTTGTTAGTTGCTGAATCGTATCCGATTGGACCTGCGTCATGCGTAAATAGTGCTGCTGCACCTACGATGATATTGCTACTTGAACCACGGCTGTATGCCATATATTTCACCTCTTTCATTTTATTAAAAGGGGGTTGTTTCCTCGCTTCAATTATAACACCTTTTTATGATGGAGTTACTGGGTGCCAGTCGTAGTCTATAATAATTTTATTTCCCGCATAAGTACGGGCTGTACCAAAGTCAATAATATCCCTTGTTTCTTCCAACTGATATATTTTAAAGGTATGAAAGTGTGGTACATAGAATGTTCCATGACCAGGGATAGTGGCTGTTGGTCTATCTATATTTTTTGTGCCTTGAATATCAAGGTTTTCAGAAATCCATTTATTTAGATCTTCTGCTGACTCATCTCCACGATCTAATAGGTCTTGAATTCTTTGAGTTATTCTAATTAGGTTTGGGACAGCATTTTCTTCTAGGGCATTAAAATAATAAAGCAGTTGCTCACACTTGATATGAGGAAATGGCAGCCTTCTCATTTTGAACATTCTGTCATATATTGCAGCATTGCCATTAAATGAAAATCGTGTACCCTCTGTTAACTCGTCTACAGTAAAATCTTGTGCTAATGAAGCCATGTCTGTTGGCACTGTGGGAAACATTGGTATTGCACCAAAGTCTGGTCCAAGTTTTTGTTGCAAAAATGCATTAATAAATGATGGCGGATGATCAATAACTACTGACATTATGCCCCCATCCCTGCGTTAGCAATCCATCGATACCCAGTAGAAACTCCCTTAGACTTTCCAACTCTTTTTCCTGATGCCATATTCTTTTTATACACTTGTGGATTTTCAAGATATCTTGCTACACCACTTGTTCTTAAAAATGCTTGAGAGAAATACTTATTAAAAAACATATCGAATACTTTTTCAAAACCACCCTCTACTCCTGTGCCTCCAGGATTCATCACCTGAACTGGACCCCTAGTAAACACTGTTTCTCCATTTTCTTCAAATGCCAAAACCTGTGCAGCCTTTGGTCTAATTGTAACTGGAATTCCATACTCCATGATTCTTGCTTTATCATAAAACGGTGTTCTCGAACCATTTTTAATCGATGTCGATTGGCTAAATGAAGATCTAAAAGACAGACCTAGATTGCTAGTTGTATAAGATATATTATATAGTCTTGCATCTGGACTTCCAGTCATTGTCCACTCATAGACATGGTGAAGCATTTCAGGATTAACCCTAGCATTAGAATCTATAAACTCTTTCATTATTTCTACCGTTTCCATTCCAAGACTCTTTAAAAATACTGTTTTTCCTCTTTGAACTCCTTCTAAAAATCCAATAGAGTAGTTAACTATATTATTCATCTCTTTCTTAAACTGATTAGAATTAAAGACCGCTTTCATACGTCACCCGTTTGATTTTCTGACCGTCTAATTACTACCTTGTATGACTCAACCACTCCAAAAGGGCCCACAAAAGGCTCGTACGTGGCTATTTCAAACAGTGTGCCTTTGCCAGATCTTGGTCCAGAAGTCTCCATATATACAAGGTTTCCTTCTTGGTCTCTGATGTCTGTTATTAGTATGTTTGTTAAAGAGTTCTTGCTATCACGAGAAGATATTCTTATGTCTGACCTTGTTCTTCCAACGAGAATTGAGTTCTGCGTTATGTTTACATTCGGCTTTACTTCTTCTTTAAATGCAGAACCACCTGATGAAAATGTACATGCAAAAACTCTATCTAAAATCCATTGCTTTTTAATTGCTCCAAAGTCACCCTGCTCAACTATTGGATGATAAACAGATGCCTGAAGAGGGTACATGAAGTCTGGCGTTTCGCAAACTGTCATTACAGCACCCCAATTTTTGTAATAGACTTAGCATACTTTGAAAGTATCTTGTCTACAATTATATTTCCTGTTCCTTCGAAAAGACCCTTATCAAACTGAATTCTGTATTGATCTGTGTTGTAAGAAGAAATAAATCTCTTGTAATAGTCTAACTTTCCGCACTCAATATCATGCACGAGCATCTCTGTTGCTCTGACAATGTCTGATGGCACAGTTGTATATCCATGTTCAACTGTAATTAAATAGTCCCAACCTCTTCCGAAACCTCTATAAACAAATTGTGGGTCAAGTGAGTCTGATGATGCTGCTGGTAAAACTATTGGTGCAGATTCTGCACGATTAATATTATCTAAAGACTTTTCAATAATTGCTGTTTTATCTGATGATACTTCGTATTGTCTGTCTTCAATCAGCACATTATTTTCATAAAGAGATAGAATCTTTTTTACATCGTCCCAGATTGGTAAGAAGTCTGATCCACTTCCTTCAAAATGTAAAACCTTTTTCTTGTAATAAAATCCTTCTGGAATAACAGAGTCTATCACTGCTCTTGCAATTTCTTCATTTACAGCATATGCAGATATGTCTGATGCTGTTGATGCTTTGCTTGATGGATCCACATACGGTCTAACAATCTCATACGTCTCATCCTGTAAAATCTGCTCATTAACTGCGCCTATATTTTTAACAATCTCAACCCTATACGCAGAATCATACTTTCCTGGCAAAGAAATTTCTAGAAGATCTCCAGAGGAGCGCTCTGGAAATTCTAGTGATGAAATTGAAAGGTCCGCCATATCCGTTATGGTGACAGTTATATCTGCATCTACAATCCCCGCAGGAATTGTAAAATTAACAGGTACTTCTGCATATGGCGAAACTCTCAATATTTCCATAATTATCCAAAAGCCTTTTGTACTTCTTCTGGTGTAGCAATTCGAACATGTCCACGAGTTAGCCACTTATCTGCTTGCGCTTGTGTAACAATGTTGTAGCCCTTTGTAATTGCGCCAACTTCTTCCCAACGAACGCTCTTTGTTGAGTGAATTGCCACCTTTTCTGAAAGGTCTGTAGATGGCTTAACATCTTTCTTTGGGCCATCTGCTGCCATTGATCCAATAGCACCTGTCTTTGTAAAACCTAGTGACTGAACTGGCTCTTCGGCTGCTGGTGCTTCAACAACTGCCTCAACTACTGGCTCAACTACTGGCTCTACTGTTGCTTCAACTACTGGCTCTGCTTCTACTTTGGCTACTGCCTCAGCAACTTGCTCTGGTGTTGACCAGTATCCGACAGAACTATTTTGCTCTTTTGCTTTGTCTTCTGAAAACGTATTATTATTTTCCATTGTATCCTCCTTGTTTGTATTATATCATTAAAGTATTAAGGGGGACAGGAGAGTGAACTCCCGCCCCCCATTAAAGGTACTGTTTACAGATTATGCATCTGCAGCAGCGTCAGCGAATGCAATTGCATCCTCTTCTTCCCACTGAATACCAAAGCGGACGAATACTGTGTATTCAATTGTGTCCTTCTTTGCTACGTATTCACGGTTTACAGTGATGTCACGCTGGAATCCCCATACACGGTTTGCAGGGAATGTCAAATCGATATAGCCTGCTGGGTAGTAAGGAACTTCCTGAACTTCGATTCCGAGAACACGAGTTGTACGTGCTCCACCGAATGTCTGTCCAACACCATCAAGGTATGACTGACGGTTTGCCTGGGTTGATCCTGGGACCTGTCCAGCAAATGCTTCTGCTACTGCATCAGCAAGTGTACCGTTGTTCTTAACGATTCCACCGAATGCGTCTGTACCTGCGTAGAACTTAAGATTGTTCTTAAGTGCACGGTACTTACGTGGCATTGCGTTGATGATGCCCTGCATTACATCAGGTGTCCAAGCATTATCTGCTACGGTTACTACTGACTCATGTGCATCTCCGTTTGTCTTTACCTTGTTGATAAAGCCTGGCATGATTGACAAGAATGCTCCTG